TCTTCGGCACTCAATTCTGATAATGTCTTATCTCGCAAATCAGAATAATAATTTGAAAGAACTGTTGGGTCTACACCGATAGATGCCATTGTAGTTGTGCCAGCCAATCTACCCATTACATTTTGCGAAGCAAGTTCTGCTGTTTGTCCAAAGGAAAGCATATCCTTTAGTGTTTCAGCCATTTCTCTTGTGCCTGCTCCACGCTCTAAACCATAGGTCTGCCCACTTGCTCTTGCAAGTTCTTCTTGCCCTCTATACGCATCTATGACAGAGCGTATTTCGTCCATACTAACGCCCTTACTACGCAATCCAACTATTTCTGTCAACACACCCTCATTTGTGAGATCAAGACTAGAGCCGTATGCTTGTAGTTTTGCCTGTTCAAATGCAAGTTCTCGTAGTGTATCAGTATCAGTAATACCAGCCGCAGACAACTGTGTAATTGCATCATTTACATCAACCTGATTAACTATACCTTCAAGGTCTTGCTGTTCTATCATGTCTTGAATCTGATTTTGCAGGTCTTTATACCCGCCTGCATCTAATCGTGAACGCGCAGAAATCTCATTGCGCGTCTTTTCTACAGACTGATAAACCTTATCAAAACCCTCTGTTAGAATACCATTAAGTCTATCGAATACAGTAGCCTTCATAAGACCGTTCAATATATTCGATGGAATACTCTTTAGGTCTTCTCCGACTTGTTCCCATTTTTTAGTTGCATCTACGCTACGTTTTGTTGCGTCATGAACTTCTTTATTTTGTTTTTGAATTTCTTTTTGCTGTACTACTAAATTCTCTCGTTCTTTTTCAAGATTTTTTCTTTGCTCGTCTGTGAGTTTGCTGTCTTCGTCTAGTTGACGGTCAATCTCTTTAATTTTTTCTGTCACAGACTGCAACTGTTGTGCAAGTGCTGTTAAAACACGGTCTTTCTCTTTTTCAAACGCTTCTTCGGCAGTCATTTGTCTGCCGAAAAACTCTTTCATTCTTTCTTGTGTATCTGCATAAGAACGGAATGTGTGGTCTAACGTGTCTAATCTTCGCTCTGCTTGCGCATTTTGATTATCTATATTTGACCGTGCAGAGTCTAATAATGCTTTCAGTTGTGATTCTGTAGTTTTCTCTTGGGCATCAATAATATCAAAGTATCGTTCTGCTCTTTCTGCCGTAATTGCCCCGCTATCTTTTTTTCTTTGAACTGTTTTTCTTTTTCTTTCAAACTCCGCTAATTCGGAATTAGCCCTATCAAGTTTTTCTTTGTATTCGCGCTCTCGTTTCAGCGTTTCTTGTTTTATTTGTATTTCTTCTCGTAATATGCGTTTCTGTTCCTCTGTTACATCATTTGAACGCAATTTAGAATGCGTCTCAGCTAAATCATCATTCATCTTTCTTAATGTAACTGATAACTTTTCCTGCTGTGCCCGTAATTGGTCTGTTAATCTGGTATCTTGTGTCATGTCACCATGAGCGGGTCTACCACCACTATTGAAAAATCTCTCCAATGCCCGCATTACTTCTCTGTCTGAACCAGTTAAATCCTTTAGTCTACCTAGTAACAGTGAAATCTGTGATAATAGAGCATTAGTATCTCCACCACCAAACGGACTCATTCTAGTAGGTTCATCTGCCACAGAAATCACCCCAATTCATTATCGTTTACGTTTTCCCCTACTCTTACCTTTACTTCTGACTTTTCCTGCCCTAACTCTGTGTTCTTCTTCAATTTCTTTAAGGCGTTTCTTCTTTGCTTCTTCGGCTTGCTGTAATGTAGCAAGTAGGGTTTTTCTATCGTGTATCGGCATATTATCTGTTTCTGTTACAGTTATTGCACCGTTAGATAAATATGCGATAAGTAATTGTTCTTTTAGTATTTGGTCGTACATATAAAATCCGTATGGTTGACCATTAACTATCAATGCAGGGTCGAAAAAACTCTCCGTCAGATTTCAGCACCCATAAAGCCTTTCCTGAACATGCTGGACAATCACACATATTCAATCTGACAACTCCAAATGGGAATTGGTCAATCTTATCATGATACACAAAACTATCCATTGCAATCATGTTATTTACATAATCTTCTGCTGTGATAAAATCAAGTTCTTTGCCATTTACTGTAACGATTCTGCGCTCCATTTCAAGATTGAATGACGGGTCGCCTTCGTATTTTGGATTTTTCGCAAGAATAAGATCGCGTTTCTTTTCGATATCAATGCGGTCTTTCAATCTAATAAATCTGCAACCTAGCGTATCTCCACTACTAGGCAGAGGACCGATTTCATAAGGTTCTACAAAATCATCTGGTACAAGATTATACATCAATTCACCAAGATCGGCTTTGTATTCAAACCTATGCCCACAATTAGGACATACGGCAACTGTCTTATACTTGTTTCCATAAGAGATAATTCTCAATTTTACCATGATTGCAAAGAAATCAAATTCAGTGAAATTAGCACTGTCCAATTTATAAGAACCGTCCTGATTCTTATTATTGACAATACATTCATTTACAATCATTACCATTGTCTGATAAAAAGACTGCGCACTCAAACGCATTCTTTCTTCATTTGTAGTCATTGCACGGAGCGTTAAATGTCCGTCAAATGTTTCACCATAAAGGTGTACTGCCGCGCTAGGGAGTACCAAAGTTTCAGTAATTAGATTTGCCATAAGTCAATTCCTCCAAATTGAAATATTACCCGACTGTATGAAAAACAGTCATAATATAGTGTAGTAAAAATCATAAATCTTATAAGTAAAGGCTGTGTAGTATCTATACATACACAGCCTTTAACCCTATTCAATTAGACCTTGATCGTTGTGTCTCCGTCAAGCGGAATTGCAACATCAACGTAGAAGGTCACGCTGATTTCTCGCAGGCTGTTATCGTCGTTAGAGAAATCACCGGGTTCGACATTTCCGGGGAAACATCCACGCAACTGTGTGCGTCTTGCAACCGTACCGTCCGGCGAATATTCAATCAGATATCCGTCACGCTTGTACTGCGTAGCCCAGCCGATTGTTTCATTCTTCGGATTGTAGACCAACTTACTCCAACCCATAAGGATTCTTTCAGTCTGAATACCGATGAAGTCATTGACAACAATGGTAACATCACTGTATTCTGGTCTGCCTGCAAAGTTGATAGAGTTGTTTCCATAACTAATAGTCAGTTTATCAATATTAGTGCTTGGATATGACACACTCTTAACAGAAAGCGTAAGCAGGTCACTTGCATTAGACGGCAGTGCGATATTCTGGTCAATCGTATACAGTTGACCGAGGTTAGGGAACACGATTTCAAAGTTATTAGTACGTTGCGGTTCCCACTCGTTTCGGTCAATCATGTGATAAGCACCTAACTGCAACGGCATATGTATCACTCCTTCTCAATCAGTCTGTAAAGATTGCGCCCGCACCAGTAATGATAAAGTCAATATCAAAGAACTCTGCTGTTCTAGTAGGCGCGATATAGACCTTACCGGGGCATCTCAAATGGTTAATATCATCAGTCGTGACAGTAGATTCATCCATAACAATGCGGTAATCGTAAAGACCCTGATTGTACTTCATGAATCTTAAATACTCGTCCATCTGCGCGTAGAACTTCAACCACAATGTCTGCGTATTCGGTTCAAATGCAAGATTCATGCAAGCGTCAAAAATCTTCTTCTTGACAACATTTGCAATCAGTCTAACATTCAGACTTTCAAGTGCAGAATGCGTATAAAGATCAATCGCTTCAAGAGTTGTGTACTGACCGTAAATGACATAACCGTACTGCTTTAGTTTCATGATCGGATTAACTCTTGCGGTATTATCATTCTGCCATGCGTTAAGGATAACAGAGCCAATTTCATACTCTGGACGCACGACAACACGCGCAGTTGCACGGGAAACACCAGCGGGAGGGAACCACTTTTGAGATTCCACATTGTCAATCAGATTAGAAACAAGTGTATACAGGAAGATGTAAGACGGTGCCATAAGAATCTGTTTGCCAGCAATGTCGGGAGAATTTACCCAACACCACGGATTGTGGATAGTACCATAAGATGTATTGAGCATTCTGGAATACTCCACAATAGCAGATTTATCGTAATCATGTGGAACATCAAACAGTGCAATGCAATCCTGTCTTGTATTGACAAGTTCCAGCATGGATTGGTGAATAGGTGTAACAGACGAATACTGTGCATAGTAGCCATCGGTATTGCTTGTCACAGGATAGACAACAGATGCAACTTTAGGAGCGTTGCAGTTTGCATATGTGAGTTCTGGATTCGTACCAAGTGTCTGCCCACTCTCAACCGTAATAACACCAGTTGTGTAATTGAGTGTAGCCACAAATGTTGCACCGTTGTAGAATTTACCGTCTGCATCTGCAACCATCTTTGTTTCAACGTCACTGTATTTTGTATTGATTGTTGCTGTAGTTCCGGCAGGAATCGGAATATTCGCAACGGCAGTTCCGGCAGTAACCGCTTCTGTAACGTACTGATCGTCTAACTTATACTGCTCATACACAAAACCAGAACTTGTAATAAAGTCAAAATCATAGATGTACGGGTCAGTGAAGTTTGTATACACGCTTGCAAGTGCATCGTAAATGCTCTCGATAATACCACCGCTTGCGTATACATCGGACAAGTACGCATTAACATCTGAAACTGTCCAACCAGTTTCAGACCAATAATCTTTATAGCCAGTCTTTAACTTATTAAGAACACCCTCGCTGTATGAGAAGTCTGTACCATATGTGGTCTGACCAAACATAGCATCAAAGTTATAAACTGTAGAGAATGCGTCTGCCTTGTAGCGGAACGGAATAACAGGGAATCCAGAATAACGCTGTTCACTCTGCGGAGCGGCTTCAATGTTACTCCAAACAATAGCAAGTTCAGAACGTGCGCTCTCGATTGCAGTGATCTTGATAAACTCAAATTCAACATCTTCAAAATAATTTGCATCATTCGGATTTGTTGAAATTCTCTTGTTTTCAAGAAGTGTAGTGCTGTTCACGATTCTTGTAACCGTACCGTCTTCATTATAGTTTACTTCTTGATCTACAAAGTAAACACTGATAACAGCATACTGATAAGATTCTGCAAGTCTTGAAGTATTTACCTGTGCAATCGAAATCATGATATTGTTTCCGAAAGAACCGGGATATTTAGCGGTAATACTCTTAATCTGCGGGCAGAACGTGTACTTGTAAGCATCCTCACCAACTGCGGAATAAGTACCGTTTGTAATCGGGTCCGGGTCTGTTGTAGAAACCGGATTGATCGTAGCACTATTAGCGGCAGAAATTGCACCAGTCTTATAGTCAATCGTACCAATGACACCATTATCGGTTTCAGACTTAAACCAAATATTATGGTTTCCATCGTCTGTAATAGTACCTATTGAAGCAGTAGCCGCTTCTTGTGTCTTTGCGGAAACATTCTCAATAGAAACAGTACCCGGAATGATGTTTACTTTCTGGTTGCTTGCACCGCCAAGTTTAATCTTCACAGTATCAGTGCCGTTTGTGATAAGCGGGTTTGAGCCAGCCGCACTTGCTACAATAGTAGGAATATCTGCGGCGTGATAAGACGCTTTGCAGATCGTGTCAGAACTAGGTGTAGTTCTGTTTGCCGGACCGATATTGAAATCAGCGGTCTGCCCAAGATTATTCAGACGAATAACCGATACAGCGGCACCACGCTTAATCAACTCTCTTGCATAGATATAAGATTGGTCATTCTCAAATGGATTGAACTCTGCATAGGTATAACCGTATGCGCGTCTGAAAGCAGATAAATCAGTAAATGTTTTGACAGAATCCTGTGTGCCGTCAAATGCAGGACCGAATGACGAAATGATAGGGCAAAGTACCTTTACCTTATCGTCTGACACAACCCTAGTCACAACACTCTGGTCAATCTCATTGACTTTAATTTGAGGCATTCTTCATTTCCCCTTTCAGATATTATTCGGATTCGGAATCAGCCTTGCGCTTTTTGCCCCTCTTTGTTGTAGGAGTTTTGGTTTCAACTTCCTTGACTTCCTCTGTTTCTGCCTGAACTTCCTCTTGAACTTCAACAGTTTCCTCTACAAAAGGTTCTGCTTCAACTTCAACAGGAATATCCTTTGCTGGAATATCTACAACTTCTGCAAGTTCAACTTTAGGCTGAACTTTAGGGGTCACAGTGAAATAACGTGCTTTACCAGAATTTGTAAGTTTTGCAAGAGTAGTATAATCAATAATACTTGCAAAATCGGCAAACCCATAAGCATCAATCAACGCACCTTGAAACCGAATACCTCTGTTTGTAAGATTTTGTAAACGAATCATTTTACATTCATCCTCCAATCTTTTTTGTGTTCTAGTATATCAACAGATGCTACAATCTCGCCTTGAATCTGCTTCTTTCGTCTGAACAGTCTTGCATCATCTGTGTAAAACGTAAGTGTGTTTCTAAATAAAACACCTTTTTCCCAATGATCTACTGTATCTGAATTATCTACAACATCATCTTCTAGGAATATATTGAAATTATGATCTATTCCAAGACCATAATCAAAGTGTGCTACAAGTGTAGGGTGTTGGTAAAAGAAGAATATCAACTCTCTTGTAATTTCATCACAAGACCATCTATCGACTGTGTAGATATCTAATTGATATTCTATTCTGATCGGGATAGACTGCGCAAAGATATTATCATTTTCTCCATTCCGTGTAGTAAAAGACCCTATCATTTTTGCGGGGTGATTTACGTTAGAACTGACAATAGAATATCCTGTACGCATTGTAGATACCAATGGGAATGTTACATTATCCCTCTTTAACTGTGCGATATAGCGTATTGCGTTTTCAACGGGGAGTATTGATAT